CTCTTGCTGGTACGTCCATGCGATCGCGTCGGAGATGTCGCCATAGCTCTCGATGGCCGACTCCAGCGCGTGCGTGCTGATCCGCTGCGGCACATAGCCCTGGGCGCGAAACACGATGCCGCGTCCCCTGTCGTCGGCACCCATCCAGAAAACAGAATTGTCCAGTTTGGCGACGGACTGGGCTGCGGCGCATCCGTGCTCCATGAATGCGCCTTGGATGCGCTCGAAGGGGAAGTCGGAGTTTCCGGAGTCGAAGAAAACCTCGGTCGAGGTCTCGCCGAACAGCCAGAGCTCACGGTGATCCACGATCAGGGACACCAGCAAGTCGGGCGAGCCCTCGGCGGTGGCGAAGTCAAGGCCATCGATGGCGGTGTTGTAGAGCCCGGTGATCTGGAATTTCCCAGTGCCGGGCTGGTTGAACACGAAATAGCCATCGACAAAATCGACACGATCAGAGCCGGAAAACGCGTCGGTCGAGATGGCCGTGATCGTCTTCGCTGCTGGGTCGATCACGTATCCGGCGGGGCCGGTGACGAGCATCACCTGGGTGCCGTTGCTCGCCATGCTGACCGGTCCGGATGCGCTGCCTATCGTCCCGATCTGCTCGACAGCGCCGGCCGACGAGACGAGATAGACGACACCGCCGGCCACGGCCACCGCCAGGGCCGCGGAGAATCGCAGCAGGCCCTGTACGCCGCCAGTAGGGAGGGTTGCGAACAAGGTGAGCCCGGGCGTGCCGATCAGGGCCGCCGGGCTCTTGCTGCTGCCGCTTCCGGAAACCTCGGGGTACAGGTTGACGCATACCTGGGCGTCGAAATTGGCGCTCCGTGCGGCGTAGGCGGCGCCGATGAACGGGAATTGCGCCATTAGGTCCCCGCGTAGATGTTGAAGCGCCGGCCGGTCGCCATTTCCATGCGGCAGGACGGGGCGTTATGGTTCGCCCGCTTGATGGTGCGCACCAGCTCGGCATAGACGGTGGCGACCTCTGCCGATACCGCAATGCCAAACTCAGGCGCGAGACGGATCGCCAGCCCGTAGGCAATCAGATCCTCATAGCCAGGCGGGAGTGCAATGTCGGCCGACAGGCTCGCCACAGACTCCAGCGGCACGCGTACGCCCACGATGACCTCCATCGGGATGGTCGGCGTCGGCCACAGGCTCAGCGTGGTGAGCGGGTAGTCACCAGACGGCCACACGTATTGCGGCAGATTGCTCTGCAGCGTTTTGACGCGCAGCAGCGACCATGCAGCTTGGTCGATGACCGTCATCGGGTAGTCAACGCCATTCCAGCGCAGGCGCGCGTTTTCGATCTGCAGGGGGCGCGTCGTGTTGATGTCGCCGCCCGGACCCATCGTGTAGGCCTGCTGGCTGGGCACGACGGGCGCGACGATCTCATCGACCGTCCATGCCATCAGCGGCTGATTGCGCCAGGAGGAGAGCATGCCGTTCATCACGGCAAGCGCGTCGTTCGCCTCGTCGGCGGTCGGCGTCTCGCCGGACGCGATGGCGCCAATCAGGCGCATCGAGCGCGTAATGATGGACAGGGCGGCGGCCATGGTCAGGCTTTCGGCGGACGGCCGCGGCGCTTCGGGGCTTCAGTCGCGCCGTCTTCGACTTGCTCGTCGGGATCGGACAACATGCGGAAGCCGGCCTGCCGCGCGTCGCCCTCGGCGTCGGCGTCGCTGACGACGATGGTGTCGGTCAGATCGTCCCAGCCGGAGCGGTAAAGCTGTTTGGGGTATTCCATGATTTTCCCATGAAAAAGCCCCGCACTTGGCGGGGCTTGTCACTACAGGATTTACTTCGTACCGGTCAGTTACTCAGGATGCGGCAAGCCAGTTCAGGCCTGATAGTCTTGTAGCCAAATAACACATCGAGGCGGGCGGGAAATTTATCATTGTTGATATCGTACTGCCGCACGATCCGCATCGAAATCCCGTCCATCACCTCGCGCGCCGCGAAATCGACGCCGCCGGGCATCACGAGGTCGGCAGTGGCGAAGGCGAA